ACAGGGTTTTTCTCGTAGAACTTCTTCATCTCAGGAGAAAGGTCTCTGAGTGATTTAGTGAAACCTATAAACCGTCCTTTATTTGCAGACATGTTTGGTTTGTTAGATCTCCTATTACCAAATGCATCAAATGCAGAAGTCGGGTTTAATGTGGAGTAATAGAAACGCTTAAGTTTGTTATAGTGAGTAGTACTTCTCTCAGCGTTTTCCTGATTAAGCTGTGAAATGAAGTTATTTGCTGACATCACTGCTATGTCTTTTATGTCAGCGGTTTTTAAAACATTTGTCTCTATTGAGCCATCTTTAGCACCTATCTCATCAGAGCGAGAAGGGTATGTATTTTGAACTGTTGGTATCCCGTAGAATTTTGCGATCTCGTTAAGATAAAGATCAAACCCGAGACCGCCGTTAAGTTCCATTTTGTAAGCTTCAGCGGTTTCTACTTCAACAGGATTAAGCTTAATGCTTTTATCTAACAGTTTTTCAGATACAGAAGGATGGATAACACCATCTATGATAGTAGCAAAAACAGATGTACGACTACTTACACCATCTTTTTCTCTGCCTTCGAGCTGATTTAAAAGACCTAGACTATCAAGTTCAGTAAAAGCAGTTTTAACCTGCTCTTCATACTGCGAAATCGTAGACTTAAGGGCATCTTTCTGTTTAGCCGCTAAAAACAAAGTTCTAAAGTCATGCAGAATAGACATGAATTTGTCTTGCTTAATCTTTAAATCAGACGCTTTAGCAAGATTTGACCTAAGCTCGGACTGTAGACCTTGAAGGTTTATGTTGAATATCGATAAAGACTCACCCTCAGGGTCTATAATAGTTTTAAAAAATTCAGGATCGATTAGGGAAACAGCTAGATTCTTTTTAGATAAGCTGTTGAGTAATGCCTTACGCTTTTCTAAATAATCCGCCTCTAGTAATTCACTACTCTTCTTAATCGGAGAACCTTCAGTGTTTGAAGACCCCTTCTTGCTAGGGTCTTTTTTAAAAGTGGACTTGCCGAGAGTCTCCTGGTTTTTGTAGTCGAAAGTCTTTGACCTGTCCTTAACAACCTCATTGTAGTACTGATCAAGGGCGTCTAGCTCGGGGGACTGATTGGAGAAATAATCTTCTATATTTCCTGATAAACTAAGCTGTCCGTTTTCTACAATAAACTGATTTGGTTTAGCTTTAAAATAAAAACCCTGATCAACGGCTTGCTTGATGTATTTATCTACAATGTACTTACTTAAAGTTGAGAGAGGTCTTTCGACACCTGTTCCAAGAAGTTTAAAAAGCTGGGTAAGTTTTACTGCAACTTTAGTTGAGGAGAAATCTACACTATCTTCAGGTCTGCTTAAACCTACGATTTCGGGAGCGTTGAGGTCGGTAAAACGGTTTTGCTCCTCCTTTAGTAAATCATTTAAAAGCTTTTCAGAATCTTGCTTAGTTAGGTTCCTGCCCTGGATAACCTGAGAATATGCAGCGAAACCGCTTAAACCTCCAGCAACAAGCTCCCTGCCCTCCTCATACGCAGACTTCTCTACATTCTTTACAGGGCTTTTAAGCTCCTTCTTTTTTGGTGCTGGTTTCTTTGGTGCTGGTTTCTTTGGCTTAGGCTCAGGCTCCTTAAACACAGGTTTAGCCTCTGGCTTGGGTTCAGCTTTGGGCTTCTTAGGGGTCTCCTTTTTGGGCTCAGGCTTGGGCTCAGCTTTTTTTGGTGCTGGTTTCTTTTCTGCGGGTTTTGGTTTTGATTCAGGCTCTTTCCCTTCATTAAGCACCTCGTTAACCAGAGCTGAGTAAGACTCAGTAGAATACTTATTGCTGGTGGCCTTCCTTAACCGATTTAAAACTTCAGAAACTGGCTTCCCTTGAGCGTTATGTTTCCTGATAAGTGCTTTTGCTTTATCGTATTTCTCTTTCGGAAGTGCTGGTTTCTTAGTCTCGGCAGAAGCCTTCGGCTTCGCCTCGCTTGGGGCTGTTTTATTCTCTACTTTAGGCTTGGGCTCAGGCTTGGGCTCAGGCTTTATGTCTGGAACAGGTTGAGTAGAAACTGGAGCGTTATCTACACGCTCAGTAAAATTCAAACGATCCAGTAGATACTGCTCAAAATCTATTCTTTCTTTACTGCCCTTTTGACCAGGTGCTAAGTCGGCTGTACTGAAAATGTTTTTAACAAGCTCTTTTAAAATCTTTATAACCTTTTTGAGCTCGGACTTGAGCTTAGGCTCCATAGAAAGATCATCGCCTTTTAGAACACGGGACATCTGCATCGCAAGCCACTCAGATCTAGCGAGAGATTTATTGCTTTTTAACTTTTCGTAAGCTTCTTTTCTACGGGATTCAGAAGTGTTTTTATTTGAGTACTCAAGTATAGAGGCTTCCTTCTGCTCGTCAGTGAGCATATCGTAAAAAGATTCGACGACACCTTCGTCTAATAAAAACTTTTCAGCTAGGTGATTCGACTCATGCAAAAAGGCATCTACAAGACCTAGCTCGGAGTTTTTGATGGTATTAAGGTTCAGGAAGAATATAGCCTCCCCTTTTTCGCCACGCCTAAAAGTAGCAGCACCGTCTTTCTGATTTAAGATGAAATGGATGTTTTTTGCGTCTACTCTCGACTCTTGACTGTATATAATATTGTCAAAAATAGCCTGAACTCCAACAGCTTCCATTTCAGACATCTCGTAACCGTTCTCAGAAAGCTGAGTGCTGAAAGCATCATAGCTACCAGGAGACATTGTGAGAGAGTTATAATTTGTGCCCCTGCTTTGGATTGTGTGGAATGAAGAGCCGTCTTGAGAAGGTGCTTGTTCTGGAGTGACTACCTTTGGATCCTCTTCACCTTCAACTAAATCTTTAGGCTTTCTCGGTGTATTCTTCTCCCACGCGTCTTGAACTTTTTGATCCTTAAATATTGCACGGCCAGTCCCTATAACTGCACCTGCTGAGCCAGGACCAAACTCAATAGCACCTTCTAGGAAAATGTCGTCCCAGGGTGTTTGCTCGCCCTCCTCTCGTGATAGCAAGTAGCCAGTGCCTTCACCTAGCATACCACTAGCAGACCCAGCTACAATCTCGGCAGATGAGTTTAATATAGCCTGACCGCTTCTTGACAGACCCATCATCTGAGATGGTTTACTTAAGGCTTTAGAAATGCGACCAGCGAACAAACCACCTACTGTGTCCCAGAATGCAACACCCCCAGCATAATAGACTGCTTTCTTACGCATCTTCCTTGAGATCTCCTCGTTAGACCAAGCTGCTGCGAAATGCTCAGGGTTGTTGATGTCAACGCCTAGACTTCCAAGATCTTCGAGAACTTTGCCGATGTAAGAAACTTGAAAAGAGGCTAAACCGAAACTACCAGAAGCACCTAATCTGAAATTTCTCCCGAATACTTTACCTAGTGTCTTGTTTGGTTTTTTAGTAACTAAAGCCTCAATCAAGGAAGCCCCGATCATGTAAGGACCTGCGTCCATTAAATTCTTTAAGAAAGCAGGAAGTAGACTACCCATCGACTCTGCAAATATCTCAGACATTACGACAGAGGCACTGCCTTCGTAATCATCACCGAACAGCTTTTTGAAAGCTTCTATAGGGTCTTTAGACTGGTTCTCTAGGAGCTTTAAATAGTTTTCTGTGTCTTTCTGCCTGGGGTTGTCCAGCTCTGCTTTAGCTGCTTCTACAATCTTAGATATTGCTGAGTCGTCAATACCGCCATCACCCGCTAATATGCGAATAAGATTCCTAGGAGTTCCCTGCTCCCTGTCGTACCCTCGAATAGAACCTTTGTATAATGCCTGACCTATTCTATAAAGATCTCCGAGCCAGTGCTGGGATGACTTTCTTTTCACTAATTCATTACCTAAATCAGCGGACTCGGCACGACCCAACGCCTCCTGCCAAGCAGAGAAAGCCATGTCTTTGGCTTGCATCCTTTTCTCATTCCCTGGCTTACCCCAATTGCTCCATGCCTCGACCCCTAACTCTGTATAAAGAGCGTGAGCTTTTAATACAGAAGAGACTACAGAAAGAGATGTTATCTTGTCCTCACCGCCTTCTTCTTCAATTACCTCATTTATAGGACGACCCTTGTACTGAGATATACCAGCTTTTCTTAAAAGATCTAAATCTAATACGAAACGCTCTTTCTCAGTCATACCTACAGGATGACCTCCAGCCATTCCTTTACTAGAGAAGAAGCCTCCCATATCCTTGAAGTCGCGGGACTCCTCTCGGTCTGCCATAAGACCCTTAAGGGTTTCTCTTAATTCTGCCCGAGCTTTGTGATTTAAACTAGAAAGAACATACTTAGCAGTAGGATCTATGTCTCCTAGTTTTGAGTCTAAAAGATTTTGTGCAGCATCATACTCCGCCTTCCACTGATTGTACTTCTTGCCAGATCTTTTAGGAACACCCTGTCCGCGAACATCCCCTATATAAGGATCGTAATCTGCAAACTTGGCTTTGTTTTTTGCTGCCTGAGCTTTTGCCTGTTTTAGCCAGACAGGTGCTTGTGTCTTTATGATGCCAGGGATGCTCGCCTCAAAATCTCTAAACTGACGATGTTCGATCTCTCGATCTAAGCTTCTTTTTTTATAAAGATCTTTCTGCTCAATTAAACGAGCTTCTTGTTTTTTTAAGTTAGCTAAGCTGTTTAGTTTTTCAGGGCTAGCGAACTGTTTAGCTTTTTCGTAATCTTCGTCTTTACCTAAAGTAAAAAAGGACTCACCTTCAGCAAGACGCTTGCTTGCGGAATCCATCTGGAATGACATCTCCTGCAAGTACTGAGATCTGTCATCATTTTTAAAATCAGGTATTTCTTCCGACCCAATATAACTAGAATATGCGGGAACTACTGCATCAGAGTAAAACTTATCTAGCTCCATTTCGCTAAGCCGATACCTGTTGTCAGCATCGCTTTTAAGCGTATCTATTTTTTTCTTAGCTTGCTTGAAATTCTCAAACCTTCTGTAGAGCGGTACAGAATCTGGGTCGTATCCAGGACCTTCTACAGGGTCGTAAAATCCATCACTATCTATATTAGAATCTACCTCTTGAGGCTGAGATTCGTATGCCTGTGCAGGTTGCTGTGGGACATACATCGATTGGTTTGGAGACCTCCTTACACGAGGAGATGTGTTGTCTATTTCAATACCATCAAAAAAAGGGTCTTTTGAAGGAGTCCTTTTAGAGTCATCAAAAGGGTCTTTGAATAGAGGATCGTCTAATCCTGACATATCTCTAACCTGCGTAGTTTTTTAACCTTCGAGCTAGTAATTGATCGGGGGTATCGAAATGCCAGCCACCCTCCCTGCGAAGCTGATCGTCCTTTCTTTTTTTGTACAGCTTTTCAAGACCTCCGTTATTAAAATCATTATATTTTCTAAGTTCAGCTTCATCAAAACGAGCCTGTTCGTCAGGTCTTAGCTCACCAGTTACGGGGTTTACACCACGCTCACGCATAGCATCTTCAGCGGTCATTCCGTGGTCTACTAGGTCTTTAGCTACTGACCTATCCCAGGTGGCTTCGGGTAGGTTAAATTTTTTAGCAAGCTGCTTTATCCTTGCTTGAGACAACGAATTGTCGTTCATGCCGTTTAACTTAGCAAAGTTTCTCGCCTCATCCATGCTCTTAAAAGGCTTTGCCGTGTTGTTGTTAAACATATCCACCGTGTAACGGTTTCTTGCTTGCCCATTATGTGCATCCCAGAATGCAAGACCGCCATCTGGAACCTTCTCGGCCTCCGCACTCGAAAGAGCTAGTCGTTTTTGTATTCTGTCCTCTCGATCTCGGTTGTTAGCTAAACGCTGGCTTTCGTAAACCTCTCTTCGTGAGTCACTAAGTGCTAACGCATCGCTATTAGATAAAACATTACCTGGACTGTTCCTTTTAAGCTGCTCTAAGGCAGCAGCCCTCGCCATAGCGTTTGTGATGTCGGAGTCTTCTCCTGCAATAGTACCAGCAAGAGGTTTCTTTTGATCTACCACTTCAGCGTTATCAAAACCTCTATTGTTTTGGGCTGGAGCTGGAGTTTGGGCTGGAGCTGGAGTTTGGGCTGGTGGAGGTGCGTTACGCATCTGGTTTATGGCACCAGCTCCGCCAGTAACAGCTCCCGCTGCGGGGATGCCCTGCCCCAGCCTTCTAACGAAGCCTGCTTTAGGATCAGGTTTAGGTAATATGCTTGGTTTTGCACCTTTTAAGCCTTTTGCGAATTTCATTGCGGGAACTAAAGATAAACCATCAATTAAGTCATCTGTGTCCCAATCTCTTGTGTAGTAGGGGTCACCCATTATGTCGCCTCGGATGAAATCGTTGGCCATACCTACTGCATTGGCCCCAGCACCGAAAGTAGCACCTCCGAGCAATTTCCCACCCCTTTCGAAAATACCATCGTCATCCTCAATATCAAAAAATTTATTTATTGGATCTAAGGCATACTGGCTGTCGGTCTTCATCAAATGTATACTAAGTTATTGGTATATTTTACATCAACCGATTGCATTCCGCCGTCTCTTCCTTCTCATCATCTCTCCAAGAGGAACACGCATGAATCCGTCAGGGCACATCAAAGTAGGATTCTTATGTAGCATTCGGTTGGTAATAGCTTTCTTTTTTGGTATTTTGTAAGAGGTTGCACTCTCCATGTTGTATACAGCTATTGCACAGGCTAATACATGATCATCGTGGTGCCCTGGGGATGCTTCGGGCTTACCTTTATCGTTAACAACGAAGGTCTTTAGCTCCTGCATAACGCCTGCATCAGGTATGTCGATATTACGCTCCATAATTTCAGAAGCTAGGTGATCGATAACTGTCTTTCTTGTGAGCCTGTCAGTCTGCCAGCCGAAGCTTTTTTCAACCAATCCCATAGAATCTATTGTCTTTCTTCTCCGATATACAGACACTCCAAGGTCTAAAAGGTACTTAACAAGAGCTAATCCGCTATTATTGACCTCGGGGATTGTAAAAGCACCACCATACCAAGATGCCATAGCTGCTATCTCTTCAGCTAATACGCCAATGTCTATTCGGCTGTGGTGGACAGCTACTAGTTTAGCAACATGCCAGTCACCATGCCAGTCCTCGTAAGGAGCTTTCCACACCTGAGCAGAGTGAAAATCGGGATCCGCAGCTAATCCTTGCTGTTGTTGGTCTTCTCCAGTGCAGGTGTCAATGGAAATGAGGTATTTTGAGTCGTATTCTGGCTCTTCGTAGACCTTCCATAGACCTGCACGGTCTTTTACGAAAGCTGCATTCTTTCTGGCTTCATCTTGAAAAGTTACTGTCCCTAGCTGATAATCCTGTTTTTCTGAAGATTTTAACATATCTTTCACAATATCTGTGTGAAAGCGTGGGCGGGAGGACATTAAGAAACACTCATCAGGATCACTCGGGTATTCCTGACGGAATTTGCTGATATCACCATTACATTTGTCCTGAAGAACACGCCTTCTCCAGTGGAGTTGTTCATAATTTACCCCGAAACGCTCCTTTTCGGACTTCTCATCCTCGGTCATCGTGTCGATAAAATCCTGTTTCATCGACTCGTTTTCAAAAGGTGTCGATGAATCCTCAAATTCAAACCATGCTGCAAAAATCTTTGCCCACTCATTGTCTTGCACCCAAGTTCTGTAAAACCATCCAGTCGGTCCGTTGGGGGTAGAGTCAGCAACAACCAGAGAAAGGCTGTCCCCATCGTATAAACTCTGCAAATAAGCAAGTGCGGGGTCTTTTGCACCCTGCATAGGCCAGAATGCAACCTCTGTCATGTTACCTACCTGGACAGTACCTGATCTACCTGCATTTTTTGACCCTGCTGTTTCTTTCCCGTATACACTGCCCGAATCTAAAGTTATGGCATCTGCGAGGTTTCCCCCATTTTTGAGGTTGGTTCCTGTATCGTTCCAGGGAAACTGATCGTTTTCTGCGTACCTTCGATAGATTTCGAAGACTTTGTCGCTCGTCCCGCTTATGTCGCCCATAAGACTTCCGCTCAGATCTTCTAGCTTTTGCATATGATGATATGTGAGAGCCTGAGCACAGGTACTTGCCCCTTTTTGACGAGGCTTTAGTATGACCATTTTGCAAGGTTTTTGTTCTAGCTGGCATTTTCTATAATGAGCAAACATCCTCTTTTGTAGAATGTTTGGTTCAGGGCTAATTGTTTTGCCCCTTTTGTCTTTAATTACGGCAAAAGTAGTAAACCAAGCCTCTGGGTCTATACGAATAAGATCCTGAAGATGTTGTGTCTTGTCTTGGGTCATAAACCATATTGATAAGCGGCATCTATTTGGGCTCGCTCATCATCACCCACTCCATACAGAGGGTCTGTTTTTGCCTTTTGTAACTCTGGACCTTCCATGAACATATCAATAAGACCTCCTCCAATACCTCTGAACATCGGCATTTTGCCTGTCACCATTCCAGGTTTGGTCATCATTTCAGTGGACCCTGCGGGGAAATGCCCTACGATTCTTTTTGGGTTTATACTACCTGAAGGAATCCTTTTTGGGCGAAGATTACCTGAAAATTCTGAAAACCCTCCTGTCGAAGGTTTAACATTACTCTTAATAAAGTCTGGACCTGGTTTGTAGAACATATCCTTTGGTCCTTTATAGATAACCATTGGACTTTTACTTGATGTAGATCTAGTGCCTTGTGGTAAAACTGTAGTTTTGGTATGAGCGGCTGCTCGAGCATTTCGGCCCGCGTTTTTGTATGCTACTGAATCGGCACCTATACGCTGCATTAGCTTTTGATTATTTCCGTAGCCCCCAAGCTGACTTTGAGATACTGAATTGTTCCAAGCTGTGGGCCTAAACCATTTGTTTTTCGCCCCCTGTATTTTAACATTTAAACCGCTATTGTATACATTATCGAGAGTACCTGGAGCCACTTTAGACCCCCGAAAACCCAAATCATGGGAGTAATAATTGCCTGGAGTCATCTTGCCGTAGTCAAAGGGCACATACTTAGGTGACGGTACTGGAGCCCCAGGGCTGACGGCTGGCATGAAGGGTTCTATATCGTACTCTTCCATTAGCACTTCCAGCGACGGCGAGCGGCTTTGCCCCTCTCGCCAGTCCAGCTCTTGCTCCTTGCACAAAATGCTTTGCGTCGCTTAGCTGACTTACTGCCTTTCTTTACCTTGCCAGTAACAGCAGTCTTAAGCTTGGACCCAGGGTTAGCTTTGCGATACGCAGCTACACCCTTCTTAGTCATGCCAGCACCAGCTTTAACTGACCTGTAGTTAGCCCCTTTTCCCTTCGTGGTCTTACGAATCGGATTACTTGGTTTTCTTGGCATTATTTTCTACTCCTTCCTTTAGATTTTGGTACGCAATTAGGGACTTTCCGCCCTCCTTTGTTTTTCATTCCAACTGCTTTGTAATTTTTCCAGCACGGGGTTTTTTTAGTTTTTTTCTTCATTTCACCTTTTGTTTGGATGAAGACCTGTCCCAAGGCTTTTGATGGCATAGCTTGTCTTTTCCATTCTCGGGACAATGCCAGCACGGTCACTGAGACCTGCTTTTGCCTTACGATACTCATCGTGGTTTAAAAACTCCTTACTAGCCTCGTCATATTTGCCCTGATTCATGTAGTCCAGGGTGTTAGGGCTGGCTTTAGCCCCGAAAGAACCTCTAAATTTAGAGGACATTATCGGAACTTTTACATCGTCAGGGTATGACTGAAACTTTGGGTATTCAGAAACAAGCTGTTTATGCTTTTCCTGTATATCTTTTTTTAAAATAGCACCACCCTGCTGTTCTGTTATGTAGTTTCCAGGAGTTGCGTATTCGCCAGTATGACCGTAACCGATAGTTTCCCTATCGCCTTTTGTTGGTGTATAAGTCTTATGCCTAAATCCTTCCCTCTTCTTAAGCTCATCTTCTAGCATACCCCAGTATGTCGGGGTGTCTGCATAATCTACAGTCTTTGTCCTATTCAGGAGATGGTCTAACTCCTGAATATAAGGATCATCAAATTGAATTTCCGTATATCGGGTCTGTTCCATGTAAAAGGTAGTGCATTTTACCCTTATAATCTGGGTTTGGCATCATGTCTGGCCTAGGCGTGTACTCCATCGAGCCTCCGCGATCTACGGCTTCGGGGTACTCAAATCTAGGACTATATGTGCCTGTAGGGATTTCAGAGGGAGGGACGGGAGCGTAGTCAATAATACCCTGGTTTCTCATACTTTCATCAACTAATGAGTTGAAATCTGAAACAAGTCCGAGAGGTCCCATTAAACCAGACATTCTTAACTTCGGTGTAGGTCTTGCATGACCCATAGCATCGCGCATCTGCTGGGTCTTAAACTTTAACCTCATGTTAGCTGAATCCTGCTGATTGGATAAACTGCTTTGAGGAGAATCTATACTAACCCCACGAGTCGCTCGGTTCTTAATGGCACTGCTCATTGGAACCTTCTGGGAGTCTACACCAGACATAGGGGGTGTTTTTACACGATTGCCTATGTCGTCTAAGGCGGGAGGCATCTTAATTCTCTGAGAAGGCCCCTGAGCCTTGTAGTTTGAAACATTGAGTTTCTTCCTTCTTTCATCAACTAGCTGTTTATTCTGCTTTTCTAAGGCATCAACACGCTTACTGAGTTTATCAAAAACTTGAACGGATCGACCAGATGAAGATCTATTAACCTTTGTAGGCTTACTAGGCTCTCCCTTTATATACTTAGAACTGTAGTCTTTAAAATTTTGGTCTTTTAACTTACTGCCTGCACGCTTTAAACCACTTGCAACTTTACCTGCTACACCAGACTTCTCCACGGCACTTTTTACTCTCTTTGCTGCCGAAACCGCACCTTTGGCAGCTTTACCAGCTAAAGCTCCAGCTTTATTAGCAACCGATGGTTTGTCAAAATTAGCACCTCCAGAAGCTTTTTGGCTAGGTATGTCTTTCGAAGACATAAAAATCTTACTGCCAATCGCACCTGCATCGCCCTTGCCTAAAGATTTCCTAAAAGATTTAAGATTATCGTCTACCAAAAAGGCAGCAGGCTTACCGCCATCGCCTTTGATGTATTTTAAAGGTTTTCCCGCCTTCCTTGCACGCTCTAAGGTCGATTGTAAAAGCGAAGGATCTGATATTTCTACATAACTCTGTGCCATGACTACTCTGCTTCCTCTTCTATGTCTATTTCTGATTCAAATTCTATGACTGTTCCCAAAATTTCGTCTAAAACATCGCTTGTTGCCTCGGTCATTTCAATTTCGTCAAGATCAGACTCCTCCCACCACCGATTGTAGAGAGAACCAAGCTCGTTTTTGAACTTAACGATAGGGGATTCATCTTTACTCATCCAATAGTTCTGCGTTTGCCAGGGAATTGACATAAGTATCCGCAATATCTCTAAAACTATGGGCAGATTGCTGGATTTTTTTGATAATTTCCTGCGGAGATGCTGTTTTTGAAGTGTTATCGGTCACTTCAATCTCTGCTCTCGTAGCTGGCTTACCAAATCCATACTCCAGTAGTAGTTTTGCGGAGTGATACCTTACATTATGGTCAGCAACTCTGGCATATTGTATGCCTTTTGGCTTCTCAGGGTCTCTGTAACGACTTGTTTTAGTGGCTTTTAAGCCAGTTCTAAGCACATCCAACGCTTTTTCTATGTCTTTGTTCTCTAAGAAGTCGGCTATATCCCGCTTCGTTTTGGAGGAACTCTTTGTGTCTATTGCTACGGATGGCATACACAGGAGAATAACTTAAAAAATACCTACATAATACCGTTTGTAAAAGGATACCTAGTCGATTGTTTTTTCTTTTTTAGGTAGGGGG